ATGCTCGGCGCACTGAAGTCCACCATCATCGGCGCCGCCAGTTCGGTCGCCAATTGGTTCAAGGCCAAGCTGGGCATTCATTCCCCCTCGCGCGTCTTCGAAGGCCTGGGCGGCTTTGTTATGGCGGGGCTGGACCAGGGCCTGGCGAACAACACGTCCGGCCCGCTCTCCCGCATCACGCAGTTGTCGGGCCAGATGACCAGCGCGCTCGCCGCCGGCGCCGTCGTGCCGGTCATGGCCGCCGCTTCCCCCGCCATGGCGCAATCCGCCCCGGCTTCCCCCGCAACGGCCCCCGCCGCCGCGCCGGCGACCTACAATATCAACATCACCGCTGGCCCCGGCGCATCCGCCACCGATATAGCCGAAGAGGTTCGCAAGGCCCTCGAAGCGATCGAGCGCGAGCGGCGCGGGCGTGGCTTTGGGGACGACTGATGCACCTGATGGCCCTTGGCATGTTCCTTTTTCAGATCTCGACGCTGGCCTATGACGAACTCCAGCGGAAGACGGACTGGCGTTTCGCGATGGCAAGCCGCGTCGGGACGCGCGACGCCGCTCAGTTCCTGGGTGTGGGCGACGAAACGGTCAGCCTGTCCGGTTCGGTCTATGCGGAAATCACCGATGGCACGGTATCGCTCGATACCCTGCGCGAGATGGGCGACGCCGGCGAAGCCTTGCCCCTGGTCAGCGGCGCCGGCATCGTCTTCGGCAATTTCATCATCCGCTCGATCGATGAACGCCATGCCGTGCTGATGGCCGATGGTCGTGCCCAGCGCATCGACTTCGGCATTGACCTTTGGCGGGTGGACGACCCGGCCACCGCCCAGGCCGCCGAATGACCGACCGGATCATCAACATCCCCGATTGGCGGGTGACGCTCGACGGCAAGGATTTGACCGATAAGATGCGCCCGCGCCTGGTCTCGCTCACCTTGTCGGAAAAGCGGGGCGACGAAGCCGACCAGCTGGATATCGTGCTGGACGACAGCGACGGCATGCTGGCGATCCCGAAGGAGGGGGCGACCCTGCAAGTTCAGCTGGGCTGGAAACAGGGCCGCGACGTCACCGTGGGCCTGGTCGACAAGGGCAGTTTCAAGGTGGACGACGTCACCCACAGCGGCCCGCCCGATCAGATCAGGATACGCGCCCGCGCCGCGGACTTCACCAGCGCGATCCGAAACCGCCGGGAACAGAGCTGGAAGAACACGACGCTGGGCGCCGTGCTGAAGGATGTCGCGGGGCGCAATGGCCTCACGTTGAAGGTGGCGGCCGACCTGGCATCGATCGCGCTGCCATCAGTCACACAGAACCGGGAAAGCGATATCGCCTTCCTGAAGCGCCTGGGCAGCGAAAATGATGCGGTCGCCACCATCAAGGACAAGCATCTGATTTTCGCGCGAAAGGGCGCCGGCACGACCACCAGCGGCAAAGCCTTGCCGACGCTCGACATCAGCCGTCGCGATGGCGACGGCCACACCTGGTCGCGGCAGAAGCGGGACGGGCAGGAAGGCGTGACGGCAAGCTGGCACGACAAGAAGGGCGCAAAGCGGAAATCCTTCACTGTGGGTAAGGAGGACGGCGCGAAGAAGCTGCGCAAGGTCTACCCCGACGAGGCATCCGCGAAGCGTGCCGCCATTGCGGAGCGCGACCGGATCAAGCGTGCGCCGGCAACGCTGGACATGAAACTGGCTCTGGGCCGGCCCGATGCCTTTCCGGAAACGCGGGTGAAGGCATCGGGCTTCAAGGATGAAATCGACGCGACGATCTGGTTGATCGCGGAAGTCACACATCGCCTCGACAATAGCGGCGGCTATGGCACCGACCTGCGCATGGAGACGGCGCCCTGATCTGCTTTTTTGTAGCTACAGCCCTTGACAATTTTTGTAGCTACGTTATGTAAGAGAGGTCGCTTAGGAATGAGGGGCGGCAACCTTATAAGTCTTAGTAACAGTCTTTTGTATCAGGAGTGATGATATGTCGAAAAAAACTAGGCCATTAGGGCCGGGATTAGGGTATAACTACAATGAAGATAGAGTACGATGATAATAAGCGTCGTGAGGTTTTAACCGAGAGGGGTTTGGACTTTAACGATGCGGCACAAATTTTCGAAGGTTTTCATCTCACAAGGCGAGATGATCGAGTTAATTATAATGAAGATAGGTTTCAGTCGGTCGGGGAGATGAACGGCAAGGTAGTTCTTGTCGTATGGACCCTTCGAGATGATAGCCGCCGCATCATAACGATGTGGAAATTAGACAGTGGAGAAAGTGCGAGATTCCGAAAACGCCGCGACAGCGGATGAGCGCAAGCCCGTCCTGACGGACGATTGGTTTGCAGAAGCCGACGCATATGTTGGCACTAAACTGGTTCGCAAAGGCAGGCCAAAGGCCGCGAACCCCAAGCAATTGGTATCGCTGAGGCTGGACCCAGACGTGATCGACTGGTTCAAACTCTCCGGTCCAGGCTGGCAGAGCCGGATAAACGAAGCATTGAGAAAGGCGGCGGGTTTTTGACCTAGCCGCCTTTTTCTTAGCGCCCGTCAGTTAGGCGAGTAGGGCTGCCTTTTGCTGATCGAACTCTTCGCGCGTCAGCAACCCACGGTCGAGCAGTTCGGCCAGTTTCGCCAGTTCGTCGGCGGTGGATCGCGCCGGCGCCGCCGCGATCGGCGTTCGCGCGCGCTTCATGCCTTCCTCGACCATCGCGCGCAGCTGCTCGAATTCGGCGTTTTGCTTCTTGCCCTTGAACAAGACGCTATTTTCGTCCTTCGTTGCGGCCAGCAGGCCTGCGCGGCTTTCATTTCCCCCCACGATCGAGAATTGGATATAGCCCGACGTCAGCATGTTCGCCGCCTTGAACTGGATGGCGGCGATGCTGGCGAAGGGAATGCGCTTCGCACCCTTCAGGCCATGCAGCGTGAACGACGCCAGCCCCTTGCGCTTGATCGTCAATCCGTCCTGGTCGACCTCGACCGTTGCACCATATCCCTCGAAAGCTGTCATCTGTTCCCCCGTTCTTCCTTTACGGAAGCCCGTAGTTATGGGGCGCGAACCACTTGTCCACAAAAGATTTTTCCCCGCGCCAGATTAACTCTTTCCTACTTGTTCCGCTTTAGCCAGAATGAGAACGAATCAGGAACACGCGAGGGGTGCGCGAAGTTGAGTGGGCCGACGGTCAGATTGACGCCAGGATGCGAGTTTGTCTGTCAGACCTGCACCGTTAGGTGCGCGACGATGGTGCAGATGCGCGATGATCTGTGGCGGGAAATTGAGACGCTTCAGCGCTTGCAGTCGATGAACCCGACATTGGATCGAGCGCGAGAGGTCCAATCGCTGCGAGGCCAGATGGAAGCCGTCGAGCGAGAATTTCAGCGGCTTCGTCCTTCGTCGCCCCCTCTGGCACCAGCACTAGCAGGCTGCGGAACATATCGCGCAACGCGGCTTCACTAGGAAGCGCGACCTTCATCGAAAAATACTGCACCGCCGCCACGCGCGGCGCGCCCTGATCCCCGTTACTCAGACCGCGAAGCCAGTCGAGTTCGACGCCTAGAGCGGCGGCAATTTCAGGCAAGAACCGGGAGCGCTGGGTCTTCCCTACCAATATCTGGCTAATCGCGCCCTGGGTGCATCCGGCGGCGTCGGCAAGTTCCTTCTGGTCCATGTTTCGCGCGGTCATCGCGTCGCGCAGCCGATCGGCAAGAATGGTCATTTCAGTGACATAGCCGAAAAATATTAGCTGGCTCATACAGTTTGCTATTGTAGAGATAATAGATAGCTATTATCGAAGTCTCATGCCCCACGATGATCAAGCCCAGCCATGGTATCGGGAAGCCCGCGCTGCATTCCTCAGCGCGGTCCGGATCGCCAAGGGTCAGGTGCCCTTCGCCAAAATTTGCCACTGCACTCAGGGCAATGTGTCGCAACTCATCCGCCGGGGATCGCTGCTGCCTGGTCGTTTTGTCCTCAATGTAGAAGCCGCCACCGGCATTTCCCGCCACTCCCTCCGTCCAGACATCTACCCATTTCAATCGCCCAAATGGATCGGATTCGATCCCGGCGAAGAATGTGGGGGCATCATACCGGCTCAGTCTGCGCCCGTCCCCTGCGATCGGGTCGTCAAATTGCAACGAAAGGACATCGCCTGATGCCTGTCATCGCCATGCCCGCACGCAAGTGCGGCACGTCTTTCTCGCATGCCGAACATCTGGAAATCGGCCTGCTGAATGCGCTGTTCGACGCTGGCCATCCCATGAGCGTCAGCGACCTGGAAACAAAACTGCGCTGCACCCGCCGCGACCTGTTTCGCGCGATCACCGCCCAATATCGCCTGGGTAACGTCCGCAAGGGCCAGCCCGTCGAACTCACCAATTCCGGCCATATCGCGGTAGCTGCTGGGCGCTATGCTGGTGCCGTGGCGGTGGCGGCATGAACCGGCCCGAATATCGCCTGCGCGGCCAATTTGCTTCCCGCCACACCTACATGGTGCCGGAAGAACTGGCATCGCCGCAGCGCGCCGAACCCGCGCCGGCTCCCCAGCTACCGCGCTGGTATAGCGTCGCCCTCTTCCTGTTCATGAGTAGCGCCACGATCTTCGCCATGTGCGCCCTCGGGAGGCCAGGAGCATGACCAAGGTCCGCGCCCCTCTGTCCTTCTCCCTCGCCATCACGACGGCTGTCGCCCTCATTGGCTGGGACCAGGCCGCCGCGCTCACGCGCCGCGCCAAGCGCACCGTGCGCCATTGGAGCGAAAGCGACCGCAAGGGGACGCCCACGCTTGACCAGGCCATCGCCCTTGATCGCGCCTACATGGAGGCCGGCGGCGATTTCCCGCCGATCCTCCAAAGCTATGCCCGCCAGCTGGACGTCACGCTGGGCCAGTCGCTGGCCTGTCGCGCCGCGCTCGCCCAGGCGATCACAGATCTATCGAAAGAGACGGCCGACGCCATCGGCAGCAGCATCCCTGTGATGCAGCCTGGCGTTTCCGAAACGGCCATCCATCGCGCCATTGCCGAAACCGAGGACGTCGCCAGCGCCGCGACCCGCCTTCTTGGTCGGCTCAAGTCATTCGTGAACGGCAATGGAGCCGGTCAGCGAACAGCAGGGGAAGCATGATGACCAATGGCCGGGGGCCGAAACTCAATAATGGCGGGGGCGCGCCTCGCATGCCGTCGGTGCAATGTCCCGGCTGCGGCGAACGGGCCTTCGCCCGCTCGACAACCGGCAAGGCCACGCTGCTCTACCGCGAGGTCTATTATCATTGCCGCAACGTCGAGCGTTGCGGTTGCCAGTTCGTCGTCGGCATGGCGACGCTGCGGGCGACCGTGCCTAGCCGGATGCCGCAACCGCTGGCCGCGCTGCCCATGACCCAATGGCGCCACGCGGACAACGACCGCGCCGCCAATGATGATGGCGGGCCGCCCAGCGAACCCGCCGCCGACGCCATAACCATCTGATCTAGCGGGTCGCACCGCCTCGATCGCCAACCAATCCACCCGGCGGACCCCGCCGCCGGGAACGCCCTTTCCTTGCCTTCGAAAGTCCCATTCTCGCCATGTCCATGCGTGACGATATCCGCCGCGAATTGCTGCCCAGGCTGAAAGCCGATTTCCAGTGGAAGACCGACAAGGGATCATGGCTGCGTCGTGGCAAGTGTCCCGATTGCGGCGCCTTTGAGGTCTATACGAACGCCGACAGCCCCTGGGTGCTGAAGTGCAACCGCCAGGAAAAATGCGGGTGGGAAGAGACGGTTCGGGACCGCTACCCCGAAATCTTCGACACCTGGTCGAACCGCTATCAGAAGACCCGCGAGAACCCCCACGCGGCGGCCGACGCCTATCTGACCGACGCCCGCAAGCTGAACCTGATGGGCATGCGCGATGCCTATACGCAGGAATGGTTCCAGGATCAGAAGCGCGGCATCGGCTCCGCCACCGTGCGTTTCCCGCTTCCCGGCGGCAGCTGGTGGGAAAGGCTGATCGACCAGCCTGGTCGTTTCGAGAAGAAGGCCAATTTCGCCTACGGCAAGCCTTATAAGGGGCAGGCCTGGCAAAGGCCTGATGTCTCGATCGAGGACCTGGCAGATGCCGACAGCATCTGGATCGCCGAAGGCATCTTCAATGCCTGGGCGCTGGAGCAGGCCGGCCAGCGCGCCGTCTCCGCCATGTCTTGCAACAATTATCCCGAAGAGTTCCTGAAACAGCTTCGGGCGCATATCGCGACGTCGGACAAGCCCCTGCGCTTGCCCAGGCTGGTTTTTGCCTATGACGCCGGCGGCGCCGGCACCAGCGCGAGCCGTCAGCATGTGAAGCTGGCGAAAGACCAGGGATGGCAGGCGAGCGCCGCCCAGCCCTGCGGCGAAGACGAAACCGGCAAGGTGCTGGATTGGAACGACCTGCTGGGCCTCGAACGGCTGACCGCCGACCATCGCGCCGAATATCTATGGTTCGGCAAGGTGCTGCTGGCGAAGGACGCCCAGGAAAAGGCCTTCCTGATCTGGGAAAAGCACCGCTGGACCAGCTTCCATTTCACCTTCGGCAACCGGACCTATTGGTGCGCGATCGACGTCGCCGTGGTGCAGGAGAAAATTGACGAATATCGCAAGAGCCGCACCCGCGAACTGAAGGATATCGACGCCAGCGTAGAGGCGGAAATCCGCATGCAGGCCTCGCGCGAGGCCCTGATGGTCGAGGAAATCGCCAACTGCGCCTTCCGCGTCCTCTATCGCCAGCGCGACGACGCCACCGACGAAACCAAATTCTTCCTCAACATATCCTTCCCCAGCGGCAAGCGCCCGTCCGTGAAGGGCGATTTCACCGCCGCCCAGCTGCGCAAGGCCTCGAATTTCGAAGATCGCCTATTCGCCTTCGGTGGCGTCTGGACTGGCAGCGCGCACCAGCTGACCCGCATCCTGCAACAGCAGACGCCCGACCTGCCCGACGTGCGTCCGCTGGGCTTCACCGGCTATTGCCGCGACGCGAAGGCCTATGTCTTCGGCCAGTTCGCGGTCTCCGGTGGCCGCGTCTATCGGCCCAACGACAATGAATTTTTCCAGATCGGCAAGCAGGCGCTGAAGCTGGGCACGTCCGAACGGCTGCTGGATATCGAATATGACGCCGACCAACTGGACACCAGCTGGCTTGCCGATCTGTGGACCGCCTATGGTGCCAAGGGCATCACCTGCCTGACCTTCTACTTCGCCTCGCTCTTTGCAGAGCAAGTCCGCGGCGAAATGAAATCCTTCCCCTTCCTCGAAATGCACGGCCTGCCAGGCACCGGCAAGACGACCCTGATCGAATTCCTGTGGAAGCTGATGGGCCGCGAGAATTACGAGGGCTTCGACCCCGCCAAGGCGACGCCGGCGGCCATGGCCCGCAATCTGGGCAAGGTCGGCAACCTGCCCGTCGTGCTGATCGAGGGCGACCGCCGCGAGGAAGCCAGCCACGCCCGCAAGTTCGAATGGGAGGAACTGAAGACCGCCTATAACGGCCGCACCGTCCGCGCGCGCGGCGTGAAGAACGGCGGCATGGAGACATTCGAACCGCCTTTCAGGGGCGCGGTCGTCATCGAGCAGAACGAACCCGTCAATGCGAGCCGCGCCGTGCTGGAGCGCATCATGTCGCTGGGCTTCGATATGTCGAACTTCACCAATGAGACGAAGGCGGCGGCCGAACGGCTTGAACAATGGCCCGTCGAAAAGATTTCCGGCTTCATCGTCCATGCCGCGCGCCGCGAACAGGACATCATGGCCCGATTCCGCCAGGCTTTCGCCCAATATGAAGCCGAACTGCTGGGCATGCCGGCGATCCGCACCAACCGCCTCGCCAAGACCCACGGCCAGTTGCTCGCCTTCCTCGACGCGATCCGCGCGATCGTCCCCATCAATGACAACCAGCAGGCCGAAACCGCCCGCTTCATCGTCCAGATGGCGAGCGACCGTCAGCTGGCCGTCAACAGCGAAGACCCGATCGTCAGCCTCTTCTGGGAGCGGTTCGACTATCTGGAAGAGAACGAAACCAAGGGCGCCAGCACAGGCAGGATCAACCACCATCGTCGCGCTGACGAAGGCCTGATCGCGGTTCGCCTCAACGAAATGGAGGCCCGCTGCGCCGAGAAACGGCTTCAGCTGCCCACCCATTCCGAACTGATCCGCGCCCTCAAAACCTCGAAATCCCGCCGCTTCATCGAACAGGCGACGGTCAATTCCATCAACGACAACGTCGGCGCCGTCCGCTGCTGGGTCTTCCATGACCCGTCGCGCGCGGTCGCCAAGCACTCCTGACAGCGAAAGGACGATCCATGCGAAACGCTCCCTCTCTTCTCGCCATGCTGGGCGACACCGCGCCGGCGGCCCGCCCCGTCGTCATGCCCTGGGAATATGTCGCCATGCGGCGCCGTGCCGCCGGCATGACGATCGAACAGGCGGCAAAGCCCTACTGGCGCCGCCCCGAACACCAGGCCGAAGTCGAACGGAATATCCGCGAACTCGAAACCGTCGGCTATCGGATGCAGCGCCATTTCTTCGGCGCAGATATGTCGCGAGCCTATAGCTTCAATCTCGACGTCTATCGCCAGCTTTGCGACACCCCGCCCGAACAGCACCCCCGCCTGTGCCTGTCCTGCGGGTGGGACCGCTGGACGACGCAATACGACACGAACGGCGACGACGTCACCTGGTCGGAAGCTGACCCCGACCTCTGCACCCGCTGCGAGCAGCTGGAACGCAAAAAGGTCATCGGCTGATGCGTCGCCCCATCCCGATCCACGCGATGACGTGCAGCTGCGGCCGATGCCGCCCGCTGGCCGAACGCCTCGCTGAAGCCCCGACGCGCGCCCGCGCGGTCATCGCCGCCGGCGCGATCGGCGCCGGCGTCCTCCTCGCCCATTTCGGCCCGCTGATCGTGGCCATCATCACGAACTGAAAGGAATTCCTATGTCCGAAGGCAATGCAGCAACTGAACAACTCCGCCTTTTCATCGAGCGCATCGAGCGTCTGGAAGAAGAAAAGAAGGGCATCGCGGACGACATCAAGGACGTCTACCTGGAAGCGAAAGCCAATGGCTATGACACCAAGGCGATGCGGAGCATCGTCCAGATCCGCAAGCTGGAGCGCCACGCGCGGCTTGAACATGAGTCGATCGTTGACACCTACAAGAACGCTTTGGGGATCGAGTGATGGTCAGAGGCCTGATCCGCACCCTATTCATCATCGCCGCCCTACTGGCGATCCCGTTCATCATCGCCGGCGCTCTCGCGAGCACAAAGGGAGAAAGCCGTTGAATCGCTCGCCGCTGCTGCTGACACCTGCGGAGGCGGCGGACCGCCTTCATATCAGTGACAAGACCTTGCGCCGACTCCGACAGCAGGGTCATATTCGTTACGTTGCCATCACCGACCGCAAAATCCGTTACCGACCGGAGGATTGCGACGCCTACGTGGCGAACCGCATCCGCGAGGATCATCAATGTCCGTCTACAAGCCGAAAAACTCGACCATCTACCTCTACGACTTCCAACATCGTGGTCGGAGATTTCACGGCTCGACGGGCCAGAAAACGAAGCGCGAGGCGGAAAGGGTAGAGACGCGCAAGCGGGCTGAAGCGGCCCTCGACATCAAACACCGGAAGCCGATCACGATGGACGAGGCCGCCGGCCTATACGAAGCAAAGTTGCGCAAGGAGGAGCGTTGGAGCGCTTCCACCGAAAGCTGGCTCGATAACTTCGTCAATTCGATCGGCGCACGGTCGTTCATGTCCGACATCGACCATACCGACATTGGTGCCTATTTCCGGCAGCGCGCCGCGCAGGTCGAGGGCACCAGCGTTAATCGGGAAATCGACGTCGCCCGCGCCTTCTGGCGGGCGACCGATCGCGCGAAATTTGACGTCGGTGAAATGCCGGATTGGGGCGCGATGCGCTATGCCGTGAAGGAACATGATCCCCGCGAACTCCAGTTCGATGAGGAAGATCGCCTGCTGTCCACCATCCGGCAGGATTATCAACCATTCGTGAAATTCGCGCTGCTGTCGGGCTGGCGCGTTTCCGAGGTGCGGACCTTGCTTTGGTCCGATCTGGACTTGCCGGCGAAGGTGGCCTGGCGAACTGTCAAAGGCGGAAATCGCATCAAACGCCCGCTGACCACTGATATGATCGTCCTGATCGCCACGCAGCCGCAAGCCTGTCCCCAGGTCTTCACCTATGAATGCCAGCAGAGCCGCCAGAAGCGCCGCAAGGGGCAACGATACCCGATTTCCAAGGATGGCTGGCGGAAGGTCTGGGGCGAGGCCCTGAGCGACGCGAAAATCGAAAATCTCCGCTTCCATGATCTGCGCCACACGCGGGGAACGCGGATCCTGCGCCAGACCGGCAACCTCGCCGCCGCGCAAAAGGCCCTGGCACATAAGAACATCCGCACGACGCTTCGCTATGCCCATGCGTTCGATGATGATGTGCGAAAGGCGCTGGAGGCTTCGGAGTCCCGAACTATTCCCGAAGTGGATGCAGCAGAAG